AAGGAGATTGAGTATTCATATGCCCAAAGAAATGATATGCATTAAACTTATCATCCTTCCATGTCACCCAATTTCCATATCCACCATCATTTGCTGCACCTAACTTTCCAGTTTGATATATTTTTCCAGGAAGATATGAATGTAAAGGAGTTCCACGATTGGCACCAATATCAACACCCTTGTGCATCCGGCCCCATCGTTCACCCATCCCAGAAGTAATAACTGCACCACTACCTCTTCTAAAAGGAGAAGTTGCCATACTTACTTTAGATCCTTTACCTTGAGGTGCTTGTGTGCTACCAGTGGTTCCAGACACTGGCATCAAACTAGATGGTGCAGTAGTTTGAGATTGCTGTTGTGGTTTGGGTTGAACTGGTGGCGCTGGAGCAGGTTTTGGTGGTGGTGCTTGCACCTGTGGTTTTGGTTTTCCAACCTCTTTTTCGTAGAGGGCTTTTAATTGATTATATTTTCTAACTGGTTGCCCATATGCACTTTGCCCCTGAGCATTAGGAATTGATGCCCATTCACCAGACAATCTGGCGGATACATTCATACTAAATCCTTCTTTTTGCAGTAATGCCTGAGTTACTCCTCGTCTTTTTGCAAGTATAATGGCACCCTTATCCTGATTTGCAGGAGACATACTCATTCCAGGTGTATAAGGGATAGGTCCACCAGCTTTACATGCACCACCAATACCAATCCATGTTCTAGGCATGAACTGATAACGACCAAATGCCGCACTATTGATTCCACCACCACGTTTAATAATATTTGGGTGAGCACTTAAGTCTGCAGTTTGATCATATGCATAATGAGTATTATACCCATAATTTGGTTCTCCAGACGTACCCTCAGCATATGCAATTACATTCAACAATGCTCGCATTTCTTTGGTTTGTCCAGCACCTGGAGTGCCAGATGCAGATGGTGTTGGAGTTATTTGTGTTTCAGGTCGTTGTTGTGCTTGCCCTTGCCCAGAACCTGATGGACTACCACCAGGACCATAATATTCTTTTGATTCTTCTGGTCTAGTAGCTTTTCCAGGTTGTTCTTCCTTTTGTTTCCTTTCTTCTTCAGTGGGTGGATTTGTAATATTTAATACATTTACCTTTGCATCTTCAAAATCATTACCAAGATCTTGAAGATTTTTATCTAACTCTTTAATCTTTGATTGAAACTCTCCATTGGGATCATTAAAATCTTGGAAATTAAAATCCATAATGTTTTGTGTCGCCTGACTTACGACACCACCGATCCCATTAATTATATTACCAATATTTCTAATCATACTCTTACCAGCATCAATGATATTGGTAATACGAAACTTCAGAGTATCGATGAACGCTAGAATTCTTGGTAATTGATTGACCAACCAACCAAGTAAGAGAAATCCTAAGGAATCCATGATTTTACCCATGAATCCTTTGCCTCGACTTAGAGCATTTTTTACTGCGCCACTAATATATCCAGACTTTGTGGAATTTGCTTCTATTAATTCTTCTCTCCTTCTTCTTCGATTCTTAGTTTCAAATAAAAAGTTTATTCTCTTTTCTGTTTGTTGAGCTTTAGCAGAAACTAAAGTCTTTCTTGCCAATACCTTTCTTGCATTTATTGATGACTTTCTTGCAAATATAGAATTTTTTCTCAGAGATAAAATCTGCTCATCTATACTGGATCTTTTGAATACGTTTCTTAGTACTGGTGTGTTAATTTCTGCCATTTCTTACACCGCAACATTGTAGATCGACTTTGCAAAATCTCTAAACGGATTAGCAGGATCAGAAGTTGGAATATGAGGAACATTCTTTCCAGTAGTACTTGGGTAAATTTGTCTTTTCTTCTGCTTATCATTATTATACATTCCACCAGTCAAATCAATAAACGTTGATTGACCTTCTGCAGGGCCTCTCCCAGCTAAATCTCTTGCGCGTGGTTCTGTTGTTGATAATGGTGTTACGGCAGATGCAGTTGGAGATTTAGGATCTGGTATTGGATTTACTGCAGACCCATTACCAGGAGCAGTAGATTCCTTTGCCGTAGGTGTAGTTTCTGAAGTAGATGCTCCCGCTTTTTCAATCAATCCCTTATCTCCTAAGAATTTACTAATGGGATCATTAATAAAACCAAGTGCTTTGTCCCATTCTGGATTCCAATTACTATCAATAAGATTAGTGATTGGTTGACCTAACATTCCACCAACCATACCACCAAGACCAGCACCAGCAATAGCTAATAATACACTCAAAATTCCACCACCAGCAAGAGCTCCTGCTCCTAATCCTATTTTTGCACCACCATAAGTTAATAAGAATTCTGGCAAATATCCAAGAACTGCTTGTGTTGGACTTTGACCACGATTTATTCTATCTCTTGCACCAAGCACAAAAGTAGCTGCACCTAAAACTTTGCCCAAAAATGGAAGTAGTCCTTTTCCAAGACCGACAACTGCATTTTTTGGTCTTGCAAATAAGTTCTTCAGTTTTGGCGCATTATTTTTGATTGGACCTGGGACCATTCTACCAAGACCACCTTTGAACCTATCATAAATTCCACCCAACCCACCTCTAGTTTGAGGTGGTGATGTAGTTCCACCACCAGTACGACCACCTCCAGTGACAGGGGGAACACGACCACCACCAGTACCACCGCCACCAGTGACAGGGGGAACACGACCACCTTTACCGCCACCAGTTACTGGAGGTCTTCTAGCCGGGAAAAATAAATTCTTTAACCATTGGAATGGTTTTTTGAGTAGAAATCCAGCAACAGAAGCTGCTATTCCACCAATAGTTTTCATTATTCCAAGCAATCCACCATTTAATGCTAAAAATGCTCCGCCAGCAGCTGCTAGAGCAATAACAACTTGATTCCTTAGATTCTCAAATTCTTTTTCATTTCCCTCGGCATCTGCCTGGAACATTTTAAATATTTTATCACCCAACCATCCAACAAAAAGAAGCATGAGTGCATTTTTAAGTTTATTCAATCCACCCTGAACGGCACCAGTAATTTTCTTGACTGGTTTTGTTATTGCCCTAACAATTCTACTCTCTAGAATATTCTCAGCACGACCAAAAGATTCTTTCTCCGCAGATTTAATTCTTTGAACTCTTGTTTGTTGTATATTTGCTTCTTCTTGTCTTGTATCCGCCTGCAATGCATTTGTGAGTGCCGTAATATTATTCGCAACGGCTAAGATATTATTATTGATTGCCTGTAATTGTCTAGAGAGAAACGTGAATGTTTGTTGCTGCTGCCTCTCTCTAACATTAGTTATTTCTTGTACAGCACCAGAAAATGATTGCCCTAAACTTCTTACAATCCCACTACCAGTTGATTTAACAATTGCACCACCACGACCTGCTGAGGTTTGGCCTACAGCAGGTAAAAGTTTGGATGTGTCGATTGTTATCTTAGATGCCATTTGCTTGTTTACGTTTTAATTCTTCTTCCTCTAGATATGCTTGGAGAAGAGAAACGTATACTTCTCTTTCCCATGGCATCATATCTTCTAACTCCGTCAAACTATATTTATGGTGCTGAACTAAGGCAAAATTAGTTTGATAGTATGAAGTCAGAGACTCATGTGCCAGGGCTATCCGAAAAAAGATGCCAGACCCTCAAGAACAATTTCATTTTCAACATCAGTCTTAGGATTCTTCACCTTCAATGTATGACTCAATTTTGGCATCGTAGTAAAGAACTTTTCAATCTTACTGAACTGAGAAGATGTCAAGTTGCCAACAAACTCACTGAGTTCTTTCTTGGTACAATCAGATGCACTCCAAGATTCTTCCTCATTATAAACTTGATCAATACAGTTTGAAATGATTTCAAACCCCTGATCAACACCAATATCTTCACCATTGAAATTTGTTTTCACAAACTCGCTAAGTGCTGGATACTTCATCCTGAGAGTGAGGTCATTGTCCAATTCAATATCCCTAGAATGATCCTCGTCAAATTTTACTTGAATATCATCAATATTGATTTGTGCTTCTACTTTTGTTTCCCCATCATCTGGACAAGTGACAACAACATCAATCAGTTCTCCGACAGACTTGCCACGAACATTCAAAAATAGATACTCAATATCAAATGTTGATAGAGTATCTACCTTAATACCTCTGCTCATGATACATGCAGATAGGACATTTTTGACAGCCTCACTAATCTGCTTCATATCCTCACTTTCCAGTGCCATGATGAGGACTTTCTCTTCTCTAACGAGGAAAGGACGATACTTAACTTTTTTCTTGATTGAAGGCAACTCAAGTTCATATACAGGAGTCGTAGACTTAGGTAAAGGCATAATATACTATGATATTTTTTTTATTTATTATGATACTGAGACAAAATTCAACTGATCAGATGAGGCAGCCGCACTTGGATCCCAACTTAGTGACTTGGAGTTTATCCAGTTATCCAATAATGACTGATTGAGTTGATTTGTATTATTGGAATTTGATGATGAGAAATATCCTTCCAATGAAGAATTATATTGGAATCCTCCATTATTTTTGTTACTACTAAAAGTATTGCTGAAATCAAATAGATCAGAGAGTGTTGGTGCAGATGTTGCATTTGCATATCCACCAGAACTACCAAGACTGGTCATGATATAACGATCAAAGTTAAAATCAACACTGATTCTTAAGATTGAATTTGATGCCTCATATGAAACTGGTGTTCCGCTAATTGATACTGGAAATGCAGAAACCAAATTATATTGAACACCATTCCTAAAATCTCGATCAAACTTTGAGATTCTTATTCCCTCACATTTATATTGATCTGGATATCTCATCCTATAAAAATATCCTTTATTTCTTTTATCTGCTGTTCCACCATCACTAATAAAATCAATCCAGGATTCAAAAAACTTTAGAACATTGTAATCAGAATCACAATAGAAACCTAGAGTTATATTATTGAATATTCTTGTATGTGCATACTGTTGCTGAACACCAGTGAAGTTTCCTTCAATCTGAGTTGTCGCAAGCGATGAACCAGGGAGAGTTGCATCATAGCACAATAGCCCAAGATCTCTTGCAATAAAATTTTTATAAATTGAATAATTACTAAAATTGCTCCTGAGTTTGGATGAAAATCCACCAAGCATTACCTCATAGTGAGATGTTTGAGCAACTCTAGATATGGTATTCTTGATATCCGAAATTTTTTTTGGACTTGGCACTCTAAATACCTATAGTGAAAATTTTTATGAATGTCATATAAAGGTAAATTTATCCCCTCAAACACAAAAAAGTATAGAGGAGACCCAACTAACATTATTTATAGGTCTCTTTGGGAAAGAAAGTTCATGGTCTA